ACCCAGTAAATTTTTCTTGATTTTTTAAAAAATTTAATAAATTTTGTTTTATTTCCGGAAAATCTAAATTTTTTATATTTTTCATCTTGTTCTTTCTACTATTAATTCTAATTGAGAATTTATTGAAGAATCATATATTAAAGAAAAATCTAAAATTATTCCTAATGTTAAATTGTCTTCATCAAAACTAACACTTAAATTGTTTATTTTTACTCTTTTTTCGTAAAATGTTATAATATTTTCGATATCTCTTCTCAGTTTGTCTTCATAATATATATCAAAATTTTCAAATAAATAACTTTTTAAATTTAAAAATAAATTAGTGTTAAATGGTCTATCCAATAAAGAAGTCATTAAAATATTCTTTAAAGATTGCTTTATGGCATCAATATTGGTTTTTATATTAACATCTCCCGTTAGTGGATGCGGGGTAAAATTAAAATCCAAATCTGATGTATTAATTTTATTCATTTTCTTTTTGCAATATTGAGTTTATCATTCTTCTATAATGAAGCATCTCATAATCAATTTCAGGTTGTTCAATTTCCTCTACACGATCATAATTACACCATTCACAAATAATATAACCTAAATTTAATCCTTTATTGCATTTCAAAGGCAACAACGAAAATGCAATGGTTCCTTTTGTTTCTTGATATCCCTTGAAATGACTATCCTTAAGATCTATTGTGTATGTTAATTTTGAGTTATCCTTTTGTATTAACTCAATCATGTCTATAAATCTTGTTATAAGAAGACCTTGAGAAGTGTCGAGCGACGAATCTATTCCTATTTTACACGATTCATGTGTAGTTGTAAATTTCATAATTGAAGAACCATCTAAATAATTTCCTCCATTGTGAAAGCGAACCAGACCAACTCGACACGCTTTGAGTTTTATTCTTAATTCAGTTAAATATTCATCCAATTCTGAATGAATTCTTAAAAAATTTTGCTTTAATCCTTTGTTTGTTTTAGCATATTTTAAAAATTTTTGAAATTTAGTAATAAATACCACAACGCCACCAATTAAAAAAGAAAAAACGTACATACCAACAGTAAAAAAGTGTTCGGAAAATAAACTAGTTGTTGACTGCATAAAAACTCCAAATAATTAACTATTAATATTTATAATAATTTAATTATTTCTTTTCCTTGATGGGGTTGGTATTATTGAAGATAATACGGTTTTTGTTGGTGTTGTTGGTGTGGCCGGAATAATTGTCGGTGTCAATTTAGGTGGATCTCCTCCAGGCAAGTATGCTGGAGCATAAATTTGACAAGATTCCAATTGAGAACTAGAAATTTTTATAGTGCCTATGGATGTTATATTTGTAACTGAACTTGAAAATAAGTTATTCAACCCACCAATCGTTATTACATTGTTTTGCAATATTTGCTCTAAATTATTTTTTGCAATATGTAAATTGTTATTGCCTATTATTGTTGTTTTACTGTCACCAGCAATATAAAAAATACTGTCACCCTTTGACCCAAACTGATATGTACCAACAAAACATCCCATCTTCGATCCAACATTTATTTCTTCGTTTTTTTGAACATGTGATTCTCTATTACCACCGACCTCAGTCAACACATCACCTTTAACGACAGTGTGCATGTGTCCCATTACTTCTAAATTATAATCTCCATTAACAAAATGATTATAACTGCCTTTATTTTGTCTAATGTTTAAATCACCATCGTCCATATTTAAATTAACATCTCCATCAAGCACTCTAATATTTACATTTCCACCTTTTACCGCTAAATTAACATTTGATTTTCCACTTACAAAAATATCAAAATTTACTGATTTTTCTTTGGTGTTTGGTATTTCATCATCATTTATTATTATTTTAAATCCTTTATCCAACGTTACATCCGTGTAACCATCTATATGAACATGTGCATCTCTGTATACCGTAACCCACGAATCTCTCATACATACAGCCTCAACCGAACCCATAGGGCCAACTTCGACGCTAGAACCTGTTCTATGAGAAATATGTAATCTTTCGCCACCCGGAGTATCATCAACCTCAAATACATGTCCAGATTCACTTTCCTTCACATTATTAAAAGGATATATTGTTTTTGCTAAAAGTTCTGGATCGTTTGGGCAAGGTTTTTTTGCCTCAATTTTTTTACCATGAGCTTTTCCTAACTGAGGGGTTCCGATATCAACAACTGTTTTTTCTCCAAGAGAATCTTGTGTTTTTTTTGGTGAAGTCTGTGTTGCGCTTGGACTTATATTGCCACTTTTATTCCCCGATGGTGGTCTGTTTGGTGCTCCACCATTTTTTGCAGTAGATTGGTTATTTACGTTGCCACCAGATCCAGGTGGTATTTGATATTGATTATCTGATTCTGGTTTACTTGTTCCGTCATAAATATTTCCCACAGTTTCCACTGCCTCAATCACTTCTGGCACTTGTGGAATTATTTGTGCATTTACACTAGGGATACTTGTTTGATTGTTATTGTTTGTATTTACTTGTTCAGGCTGATTGCAGTCTGGTGTTGTCATTTTTTTATTCCTTATACATTATAAATTTGCTCACCACCATCAGTTAATGATGCAGGATTTTCTTTGAATGGTGAATAATTTTCTAATTTAAAATCTTTTGAGGTGCTTTGCACCGCCACTACGTTTGCTTTACTAATTCCACTTTCGTTAGTTATGCCACATTTAAAATTTTCACCCATATTCATACCCCGAACTAAAAACCCATCATCCCTATAACCACCCTCTGAACGTTTAATCATTTTTTTGCTGTACAAAGTTTTATCTAAACGTTCTTCATCATTTAATGATAAAATATTGGTGTCTGGTTTATTTTTATATTCTTCTAAAGGATAATTGCTGGCCTTTGCATCTTTAAATTGAATGCCGTGATCATTTCCTTCTTTTATTTTTCCTTCTGGCAACTCCATAGATTCCACTTTTCTTGGATATGCTTTTAAATCTTCTTCAGTTCTTCTGTCTCTAAATCCATCTCCAAAATTTTGTAAAACTTTGCCACCAAATTCCCCATCCTTTGTATTATCTTGACTTGGATCGTTTCCTTTATCTCTATTTAAAGTTTGTTTATTGAATGCTGGAACAGACCCAACAATTATGGGCTGTTGAGCAAATTTACCATCTTTAAAAAAACCAAAAACCCATTGACCATCTATTAAGTTTGATTTTTCTGAATAATTAGCATTTGTTGGGAGAACGATTGGTGCCCAAGGCAAATCTTCTGTTTTTATATCTTTATCAAATGGACTATGATAATTAAATATTCTAACTTTAACACGACCTAAATTATCCGGATCGTCCATTCGGTTTTCGATAACACCAAAAAACCAGTGAAGAAGATTTGCAGGACTTCTTTGTTGTTCTGACATTATTCTTCTCCTATTGAATCTTTTATTGCTTTTAGTGTTGTTGTGTATTCTGTTAAAACACCATCTTTAGCAACAACAATATTATGTATGATATCCAATATCATATATTTACCACTATACAATATATCTTTATATGGTTTTTCTGATGAAAACATTTTTTCAATAGGTCTACCAAAATAAATCACATCTCCTGCCCTAAGAGTAGAATTTCCATTTATTTTTATTGTTATTCCTAATTGATTTAGTTGTTCCATACTATTCAAGCGAAGTAGTACAATATCTTGTGGCCCGCCTATTTTATCTTGAAATCCTTTATTTCTCTCACAATCATAACAATAAGGCATTAGTTGTCCATTTCTAGTTAAATAGGCGCTCGTGAGTGTTTTTTTAAATTTTTCATCGCTTATATCGTTTAGAATAATTTCATCATTAGATAAATGTGTTTGCTTATCAAAAACATTTTTCATATTAAAGGTTGTCATAGTATAAGATTTATTTCTGGTGTCTGTTGTAAATATCTGCGAAGTATACATACCCCCCATAGCGTTTTTTAGGGCAGATAAATCTGTTGCTTGAAACTGCAACACCATTCTTTTTATTAAATCATCATTCCAGTCTGAAACAGGAATTAGATGAACAAACCCATCGTCTACGTTTGTGCCAACTTTTGGTTGTGCTTCATATAAACTGCCGATTGACCTAAAATGATATTTTCTATCTATGTCTTGATAAAATACATAGTTCATATCGTACTTATTTCTTTTGGGTATTGCTTTGGTTGTTAAAAAATTTAATAACTCAAATGGGCTTTTATATATTGATATAAACTTATAAAAATCTTCTGTTGGCTCTATGTCAACATTTGTTATTTTTAATTCA